CGTGGAACTCTGCCAGGCGCAGCAATCCTCTTTAGCTTTGGGTACCGCTCAATAGCCGTTGACCAAGCCATAGAAAAGATGATGGCACATTTACGAACAGAGCGACCAAGTCCACCTGCCCGCATAGCTGTTGAATAAGCGTCAGTATAGATGTTTGAGTTGGATATTGGCGTATAAACAATCGGAAACGACGCGTTAGGATCAGGATTAGAGCCAAAATGGATAAACCCGTCACCCCACATCAACGCCTTTTGAAACGCGCCACCCTTATCTCTGAGCGCCCTGGTGTAGCCTCCACGTTCCATGATGGTACTAACGCCTGCCGTTACAATACGCCTATTAATCTCTGGCCGACCCGCACCGAATATCTGAAAATCTAACGGTTTCATGCGGTTAGCAGTACGCCAAAATACCTGTTGTATCATCTTGGAGTTGATACGCCGAGGTGTTATCGGTGAACGTATCTCGAACCCCTGTTCAAACAGGTCTTGAATCAAAAAGTTCTTACTATCACGGCGTACCTTAGTATCACGCGCTACCTGGATAGTGTATAAAGCGCTCTGAACAGACTTTTTATCCCAGTCATTTTTAGGTCTAAAGTTCGTATCTGGGTCCCAAGTTGTACCAGTGAACGGACCGCCATTTTGGGTTGGAAACATAAAGAAACTATAAAGAATGAACTGAAGAGCGAGTCATTCTTTATAGCGGAGCGAGTCACGCCGGATTGGATTTTGTTATTTTAAAAGGTCAGGATTTTTATAAATGTTGCCGATGATTTCGGCCTCGAACAGCTGATGGGTAGCCTCTAAATCACTATCAACATCAAAATAATCTTCTAATATAAAGCCACTATAGGGCTTACTATCGCCCTCGTAATTCACATCCCATTTTATCACTATCAACTTCTCATCATTTTTTACGATGTCGCCTTCATAAATTAAAGTTCCGTTCTTATCTCTAATACCAGTGGATTGCATGAGAATTAAATCAGCGGGATTGTGCTGAAGATAGGTTTCATCTGGAGCAACTATCTCCCCAATCAAATTGACACCTATGGCATATGGACTAACCCAGTCCTTTTTCTCTTTATCCCAAGCCCTAAATTTAAAACGGTCATTCATGGTTGTTTGATTTTAATAGGTAACGGCTTATCCATTATCTTTTTAAACTTCTTAATTTGTGTACGCGTCAATGATAACCGTTTTAACGGGCTATTATCAATAAGTTTTTTAACTTCCTGGTCTTTCATGGCGTATTGATATATTGATTAACGCTTTGCTGTAACTGTAAATACTCGTCAGGTTTCATGCCGATTTCGTTTTTTTGCCAAGGATTATTGAGTCCTTTACCCATATATGCCAACGTAGCAAGCTTGGCCTCCTTATTTTTCTGTTCCTCAGTCTGCAACGAACCCTTAGAAGTTGAAACAATGGCGTATCTTAGTGAATCCATGGGGTTGCTCCATTCGTGCACACTATCGTCAGGTTCATTCGTTACCTTCCCATCTCTATCAACAAAAAAGAGATAATTCCTATACGCTTTAATAGTTTTAATACTTCGCCTAGTTACGCTTATCCTTTGATCTTGAACATATTGAATCCCTTGGCCTACGCTGCCCGGCCCCTTGCTAGCGCCCATAATATTTACACCATAATCTTTTATCTCATCTATACTTTTTGGCTCCGCACTGTCAGCGATAACCAAAGTTTGCGGAGATACTAAGTTTAAAATTAGATCAGCTATTGCTCTGTTACTTAATCCTTTTTGATACAATTGCTCATCAATTATAAAGCCACCATTATAATAATAAAGATCCTCTAACACGGTAGGGTCAATACTGTACCCGAAATCAAGGCCGCGCCTGATTAACCGCGCTTCATGCGGAACTTCATCAATGATCTGCCAATCTTTATAAATCTTTCCTTCGACCTCCCCGAGCTGCCCTAAACCATAAACCTGCCACCAACCCTTACGATGTTTCTTACTTTCTATGGACTGAATAATATTAGGATTAAGCGCATTTAAACAATCAAGATAAGTAAGCGTCAAAAAGTCATGGTCCACATTATTTTGAATTTCCGTATAGTACCAAAACTCAACAGAGGGGTTCCAGTCCAGCCAAATCACTTCATTGGTTCTCACTTCAAGCTGATCATAAATATGATAGTCAATATTGTTCGCCTCATTGATAAAAAGACCATCACGACGCGGACCGTGCGCTTTACCGAGCTTATCTACGGAGATAAACTTCAGCACCGACCCAGTTTCAAAATGATAGGCATGTTTTGATTCGTTCCAAGCATCATCTCTCCAGTAACGGCGGTCTATCATAAGCGCTTTGAAGTCTTTAATAGCTCCGTCTTCAAGATGCGGGTAACTTTCGGACATCACATCAAACTTCTTGTTCTTATTACTTTGGCAATAATCAATAATCCAGACCAAAATAGAGATGGTCTTACTCGCTGAAGTTCCACCGCAAACCGCCCGGATTCTCTTCTTTAACTGAAAAATCTTTCGGGTGGCCTCTGTATCAATGAAATTAAACTCCTTTTGATTTACCTCCATAAATTGGCATAGGTAAGTCTTTGTCGTTGGTCGTAGTATCTAAGCCCTCTCTGTAACCATGCTTAGTAAGCAGAACCTTGGAAATGATCGGATTATAGGTTCCAGATAAACCACCTAATATCAATCTGTTGGCTTGCTCTTGACGTAATTTAATAATAACGTCGGAAAACTCTGGATATATTTTTTCCCATTCATAGATAGTGTCTTTGTGAATTTCGAGAACATTAGCCAGCCCTTCGATGGTTGGAATTTTAACTTTTGTCCGATACTCATACGAAGTAGACTTTTCGCCATCGCTTTTAATTCTTTGAATTTCTTCATCCTGGCAATCTTTGAGATATGCCTTAACCTTTTCGACCACCTCTGGCTTATACTCAATTGGCCGCCCTCCTGCATGCTTCTGTTCTTCAGCCATAAAATTATGTTTTAAAGTTTCTTTTTGGTGCAATGCTTATTATGACATTCTACTGAGCAATACCACGGTAAATCTTTCACCTCCTCCCTACACATCAACTCGTTACTTTCCTTCTGACACACCGGACATTTTTTAATGATGAAGATTGTTTTAAATCCAGCGACTGAAGATGTTCCATGATCCATAATTTACGCAGATTCAACAAGAGTAGCGATTTTATCAAGCGCTGTCAGTTCTTGCCACATCGGAAACTGTGTAGATTCTTTCGCAAAATAGATCCTAAAATAATCCCATTCGTTAGGGTCAACTGTAACCGCAATCATTACTTCACCTTCATTATTCTTATAATCTTCGGCTTTATTCTTTAAACTCTCTAGCGTCTTATTCACCTCTTCTTGCATAGAAACCGCTTTAGCCTGTTGCTCTTCGGGAGTCGGTAACATATCTTTCTCGCCAACCTTAACGGCTGTACGGCAAAAGCTTTGATACTGAACTTGTGAAGTCTGCACAATGTCACCCTGTTCTTTCGCGATAGTCTCGAACACTTGAGCATATTCTTTTATAGATTTTTCGAATGCCTCACGAACATGCAACGCTTTTCTTGCTTCAGTAGGAGATGGAAACTTCTTAGCTGGTACACGTAAAAAAGCTGCGATCTCAAAAGCCTGCTGTTTCGTAAGTGAAAGATCCATAAAAGATATTAAAAAATATAATCGTACCTAGCATACTACGCTGGAATAGTTTGTACAATAAAATTTGTCAGGTCATGGAGGAAATGACATTCCCCATTTTTCTTCACCAGTACCAATAAGCACTGTTCCTTTTGGTAGAAATGGAGTCTTCATAGTTTTTCCACCTAAAGTCTGATTGAGTGTAGCAATCATTTTATGTATTTCATCCTCTGACATTTCAGGTTTATTGAGGATATTAATGGCTTCCTCAGTACTTGCTATATCAATATCTGTTGGCCTGAGGTTACTTGAAGTTGAAATATTCTGTTCGTCGTCCATATAATCAAACCTTAAGAACTAATCCCATATTTCCTTTTCTCCGCGTCGGTCATCTTGCGGACTTTCAACGTTTTTTCGAACTGTTTATTGTATTCGATCTCGTTGAGAATTATATTAAATTGCCTTGAAACAAACGTAGTTCGAGAGAAATATTTATCTGGTTTTTTCATAAACTATGAAATTTTATCAATTCCAGGAAAAAAACTTTTCAATAAAATTTGCTTGTTCCGTTGTTTTATCTCAGCAGATAAGCGTTTTTCCTGTATCTCTGTTTCTTTTTCACAGAGACAGCAAAAGGGAATCATGTAAAAATTCTTTGATCTGGTTTTTCATAGTTGAATTTATAAAACTTCGATAATTTCCCGCGATTCTTTCGGCAGTTCTTGATCTAAAACTTTGTCTTTAAACCGCGCCCAGGCGCCGCTACTAAACCCAAAAATAGGCTTATCTCGCCTTTCCGAAGGCGGCAACGTTTTTTGCCGTGCGTCCCAAATCTTTTTCCGTTCCCCTTCGCTAGCTGTATCAATTGCTGGCCTACGCTGCAAATGTTCTTGCCAAATATTTTTCATTTTCAACATAACTTCATCCCGATTTGCTGAATCTACAAACAATTTTTCAGTGTTACCAATTAACAAAAAATTACCAAATCCCAAATCTTCACGAGGAGTTTCAACCTGTTTTTGGCCTGCCGGTACAAAATTTTTATCTTGAACAAAAGGCGCATCCTGAGATTTACCCAAAAACCGAATATCGTTTATCGCGTAAGTTGAACCTTGAATTTTAACCATGCGTGCCTCTAAATTCATCACAATTGGCTCAAGTTTTTTAAATTCTTGTTCTGAAAGTTCAACGAATTTTCCAGAATAAAAATTTACGCGATATGGGTTTTTCATGGGTAAAAATTAAGAAATTATAGCTACTCGACCTTCTTTAGCCTTTGGCTCTATAAAGCCTTTAATTTGGTTATAAACATATTTGATTTTGTTACAATTTTTGTGGTGAAATTCATCATGAAGTAAAAAATCTAGCCTCCGTAAAAATTCTTCTTTTCCGAGCTGGTTATAAATACTCCAGCAATGCTTCGCCATATTTCGTTCAATCCCAGAATCCGCAAACGCCCCTATGCCTATTCGACCCTTCAGCGATATGAGCATTTCGTTAATTTTTTTATTTCTTGAATCTTTTTTTTCGACCTCAACCGGCGGAGCCGTTGTAGTTACGTTAGTAACTATTTCTTTTGTATTAGTTTCTTTTGTAATATTTGTTTTTGTGTACGTCTGTTTCGCCACTACCCCATCATCTGTTTCGCCACTACTTGTCATCTGTTTCGCCACCCTCAGATTTACCACCCTCTGTTTCGCCACTACCCACTGGGTATAGTTTTTGTTGAAGCTAAAGCGGTTTTCGTTCTTAAATATCATCTGTTTCGCCACTAGGCGCTTGAGGTAACGGCAAACATTTTTACGATCAATCCCGCAACCCTGCTCAAATTGCGAAAGTGAAATCCAATCTTCCTTTTTTTTGTAGCCGTACGTCTTCCGGAAAATAAAAATAACTATCTGCCATTCGCTGCCAGATAAACGTGCTTGTGCTAATTTTTCCAGGATTGTGTTGGCGATGGCGGTATAACCATCTTCAACTTGAGGAGTGGACATAAAAACGAATAAAACGAGGGTGGCGAAGCTGTTCAATTCCGCACCACCCAAGTTTTATGAACAGCTTGCTTTAAGCGGGAGTAAACAACGTCAAACAACCCTGCATTTTAAGCAGATATTCCAAACAAACAAGTTACCGAAAGTATATTGTACAATGTTTAGCGCTCTTTACGCTTCGCCTCTTTATCAGCCTCTATTTGCCTAAGGATAGCCGTTCTTATGTATTCTGTTGGTAAGATTTTTTTGTAGCCCGAAAAGTATACAATATCATCCCACATTGTCTGCGGAACCAAAATGGACGTGTGTTTCATCGGAACGTTTTTCATAAGCAAAAAAGAAATTTTATAGGAATTTTGATCCAAATATAGCACAGAGAAGTAGCAAGCGTCAATTCCCTTGGTTTCCTCATAGGTACGCCGTTAAAAATAGTGTTGACTTTGGCTGTTTGCTGTGCTAGATTTAACACAGAAAAAAGGAATCCAAACTCTTCGTACTTTGGATTGACGAGTTCCAATTAGGCGGTTGATAGCAGGTAGTGTAGCTTGTACAAAATAAAGTTGACACGCAAGCAACGCAAGATAGCAAAAACCTCATCAACCGTCTAGACAACTAGACAGGTTTATTTCGCTATTTAACAACTCGGCCATACATACTTAACCTCTCAAAAAAATATGCTCAAAACCTCTCATCATACTCGTGGATCTCTCCATATGACGTTACGTTGCGATACCGAAGGTTGCCGGAACCGGCGCGCAGAAGACATGTCTTCATTCAAAGATAACATTGACCTGTTTCAGATCAAAGGGTGGCTCGTAATGCGTTCAGGTGGCGAATGGAAACATATATGTCCAACCTGTTCTCCCAATTCGACTGAAGAACAAAAAGCGGAATTCCAGGTAAAAATAGACACTTTTAAAAAGTACGGTCTCAACGCTTAATTATTCAATTCCATAACTGCTCAAAACTATGCTCAGAATCCTTATAGATTTCTACATTCATCACAAAAAAGATTACGCTCCGGCGCAGCGTCAAAAGATCGAAAGACAGATCGCTTATTGCAAACATCACGAGGCTGACGTAGCCGATATTTATGACCTTAAAATTATGATTTACCCGTTTAAAGAAGCTTCTTTTGAAGAACTCTATCACCTCAAAACTGAGATCGAAAGTACCATTACTCGACTCCAGCACGATTGGGACACGGTTATCCAGGAGATCAGCAAACGTAAAGCTGACAAGATCACCGCTCACATTTTAGATAGCCTGAAATGAGACTCGCTACTTCCACACGTTTGTATGTCGAGAACAGACGGAAACAAGATCATCTTCAACAGTTCTTTAACTCTTTACCAACTAATCATCAAGAAATGGCTCAACAACTCTGGGCGGACAAAGTTATAGAAAGCTGCCTCAACGAACTGGACACTTGTAACGATTGTGGCCGCGAAGTTCGCACCAACCAACTCGCTACGATGCCGAAACAGTTTACGGCTGGCGAAATTGAATTTATCCAGCTCTGCATCCCCTGTTTTAACCGCAAAATGCCCGTTTAATAACTATATTCCATAACTCTCTCATACATGAACACTCTAACTCTTTGGCAAGATTCGGTAGCCCTTGCTGAAATTAAAAAGATATATGCGCCGGCGCTTAATGATAACGAATGGAAAATTTTCAATGCTATTGGACAAGCAACGAAACTTAATCCGTACCTCCGTGAAATCTGGGCGGTCAAATACGGTAACGCTCCGGCGGCTATCTTCATTGGCCGTGACGGTTACCGCAAGTCGGCCCAAGCACATAAAAATTATGATTATCACATTGTAGACGCGGTTTATTCGCAGGATAAGTTTGAGGTGGTCGATGGTACACCAAAGCATACTTACAACCTTGCGGCAGATCGTGGAACACTCTGTGGAGCCTATTGCATCGTAAAGCGTAAAAGCTCGACTCGGCCTAATTTTCTCTATGTTGAATTAAAAGAATATAACACTAAAAAAAGTGTCTGGAACGATAAGCCTGCAACCATGATTAAAAAGGTTGCTGAAGCTCAGGGGTTACGCATGACGTTTCAAGAGCTGTTTGCTGGAACTTATGAAGAAAGCGAAAAATGGCAGTCTGTTGAAGAAGAAAAGAAACCAAATGCTCAAACTGGTGAAATTATCGAAGCAGAGGTTAAGGTCGAAGTGCCTGTACCGCCTGAATATCCGCTTGATAGCCTAAGCTCTGATCTTAAACCGGGTGAATACTCCAAATGGAGTAAAAAACAGATCGAGACGATCGTTAAACAGCAGGGCTGGAAATTGTTTACTGGCCCAATAAAGAACGGGAAAAATGCGGGTAAACCGTATTACAAGCTGATCGCGCAAAACAATGAGGGCGGCTTCATTTCCGAGCAAACCTATGAGTTCCTAATGCCCTATGAAGGCAAAGCGTCTCATGTCGACGGTCCCTAATGATTGGGATAACGATAGAGACCAGGCCGAACAATATGGCGGCGATAGATAAATACATAACCTTTATTTTTTTACCCTCTACACATATGCAGTTCAGACATGGCGACGTTTTCCTGGAAAAAACGTCAGAAAAAATCTCTAAAAAGTTACAAAAATCTAAGACAAACAAGGTAGCGCTCGGTGAGGCTACTGGTCACGCTCATAAGCTTGGTGACACTGCTACCCTCTTTGTTGAGCCAAAAACAAAGAATTGGGGCCGGATGCTGGCGGTACCAGTTGAGACTCCCCTTTCTCATGAAGAACACAAAACTATTCCGTTACCACCAGGTACCTATAAAGTCACCCATCAGCGCACTTTCTCAAAAACTGCGTTCCGAAAAGTCTTAGATTGATAACCCCTCTCCAATGAAACTCGAAAAATTAACCAAAGAACAAGAAGAACTCATGGTTACCGTTCGGAGTGAATGGATCGGTCGCTGCGATAGCGGAGCCAAAATAGATAAAAAGAAAGCCACCGAATTTATTGAATGGCTTTATGAATTCTCGAAACTCCCAAAACCACAGGTTTACTTTTTTTCTTCTCCGCTAGGACTCCAATTTGCCGCGAATCTCCTTAAAAAAGGTTTAAGTAAGGACAACGTCGGGGCCAACGTCAGGGACAACGTCGGGGCCAACGTCTGGGACAACGTCGGGGCCAACGTCTGGGACAACGTCAGGGACAACGTCGGGGCCAACGTCAGGGACAACGTCGGGGCCAACGTCAGGGACAACGTCGGGGACAACGTCTGGGACAACGTCTGGGACAACGTCAGGGACAACGTCGGGGCCAACGTCGGGGCCAACGTCTGGGACAACGTCGGGGCCAACGTCTGGGACAACGTCGGGGCCAACGTCAGGGACAACGTCAGGGACAACGTCGGGGCCAACGTCAGGGACAACGTCGGGGCCAACGTCAGGGACAACGTCAGGGACAACGTCGGGGCCAACGTCAGGGACAACGTCGGGGACAACGTCGGGGCCAACGTCAGGGACAACGTCGGGGCCAACGTCGGGGCCAACGTCGGGGCCAACGTCTGGGACAACGTCGGGGCCAACGTCAAGGCCAACGTCAAGGCCAACGTCGGGGCAGAAAAACTGGAGCATTTCTCTTTTTCTTCAATCGGCAGTATCACCGACTATGCTTGGGTATCATTCTATGATTATTTCCAGAGAATAGGCCTTAAGTTCATTCCTGAATTTGATAAGTTCAAAGAGCTTCTTCATACCAACATCTATGACATGATCCAGTTTAACAATGTCTGCTTGGTAGCTGAGCTTCCCGCACAACTTCATCGAGATAATCGTGGAATGCTCCATAGCGAAAATTCACCAGCCATTGAATGGGACGATGGCTATAAGATCTATTACTATCATGGGGTTGCTGTAACAGAAAAAATCATCATGCAACCTGAAACGATTACCAAGGAAAATATTCTCGAAGAAAAAAACGAAGAGGTCCGTCGGGTAATGATTGAACGTGTAGGAGCCGAAAACTTCGCTACCATGATGAAATTTGAAGTTGTTAATGAAGATGAGTTCGGTGCTCTTCTTACAACAAAAATCGGTGATGATGTCTACATGTATGCTCATGTTCTTTGCCCATCAACTGCACGTGAATATTATCTCCAAGGTCCACCAACGCTAGAAGAATCGCTTCGTGCTATGGAAGGCGGGAAAGGTGAAACATGGGAAGAGTGGAGCGAACAAAAGGAACGGGAACTGTGGCCTGCATCAAAAAAAATGGAAACTTGCCGACAACTTGTCGGCTGGACATTCGGAAAATCTGAAAAAGAATATCAACCCCTTATTCAAACCTAATCATGCTCAATAGACCCTCTTCTTCTCTTGAAATCGTAAACGGCTATGTCGTTGAGGATTTCGACGAATAAACCTTTTATTTCTCTAACCCAAACCAAAAATGAAAACCATAAATTTCTTCGGGTCAAAAGCGTTCGTCAAAAGCACTCAGTCACTCGCTAAACAGGGTGTATGTGAACTGATTATCAGAGTACCACTCACTGATAAAGCCTATGTTACTGAACTCGAAGAGTACCCAGATTTCCATCTTACCGCTACGGCGCAAATTGAAACATCACAAGTTACCGAAAATCAAACCGCTCTTCCTCAACAACAATCTGATCTCAGAAAAACGAACGAAGACGGTACATTCGTCAACGAAGTTTCCTAATACCAAGCCCTAGAAAAGCTCTGCGAGCGTGTCCGTGTTGACGTAAACCTATACCGTACAAGTTGCGTGAACCTAGCGATTATACGGCACGCTGGCGAAACAATATTATTTCTTAATTTAAACATGATGTACCAAATTACTATCCAAGAAATCATTACTAGAAAAATAGTCAAAGATGCTTATTTTTCGGACACCGAACTGAAAAAACTGGGATTAAAAACGCCCGAAGGAAAAGATTATGGATATGTTCCGCGTGAAGAAGAAGTTGAAATAAATGTACAAATATATTCTCAAAAAGTTGAAGACCTTGATTTAAAATCGGTGATTGATGCTGTTAATTCATCTAAAAAATAACCTGACCTTTTACAACTAAATACCTTCAAAGCGGGAGTGGGAAAGTGCATTGCTACGAAAGTAGTCCATGAGTGACGTGACTATACGAGTAACTGCCACGGAGCCCGAAAGGGACGGAAAAAGTACCAATCTCGTCAAAACTGTCGCCTCCCGCTGAGAGGGTATTTACCCCTCTTATTCCATCAACCAAAACACATGAAATCAAAACCCAAGTTCAAAGATACCTGCCAACAAATGACGTTCATATTCCGAGATCATGAACTAGAAATCGCTGATTTTCAGGACTGCGGAATAGGAGAGATTACTCTAGCCATGCAGCACATGGCCAAAAAAGCCTATAACTTCTACCCAATCGAAGGAGATAAAATGAAACTTCTAAATATTCTCCATGAAATGATCGACGAAATACCAGAAATTATTCCTTCACTTGTACCAGCATGAAACCATCAAAAACTTTTCTCACTGCCATCGTAGCTGGACTATTTCTGCTCGAAGGGTTCGTCATCATACAAACCATAATTTTGTCTCAGCATTTTAACTAAAGTTTATATTTTGTTCATGACCAGCCGTATAGAATGATCTGTTTATTCTTTCTCTCCACTCTATGTTAGTCGTTGACGCAGCCGCGCAGTACATCAATTACCTTCACATCAAGAAGAGGTCACTGCATACCCTGCGGAACTATGGCCGCTGCTTAAAATCGTTCTGCGCGTATTGGGGAGCCTTGAAAATGACTGATATTACTCCCCTGGCGATTGATCAGTTCCATGTTTGGTTAAAGAAATCAGATTATCAGCAAAACTATCATCTTATGGTCCTCCGCGCGTTCCTGAAATGGTGCGCGAAATATGACATTGAAGCTATGAACCCTGACAAGATCGAAACGATGGATTTGGCTACAAAAGAACGAGAGCCACTTACAAAACAGGAAGTTGACCAGTTGTTCGCGTCGCTGCGGTCTGATACGGCAATCGAGAAACGGAATAAAGCAATTATCATGATGCTCTATGTTACGGGGTTACGATTGAGTGAGTTAGGATCGTTAAATCGTATGACGATAGATTTTGAGACAAAGCGGTTCCAGGTTTTAGGGAAAGGTAGAAAGTATCGAACAGTATTTTTGGACGCAAAGACGATCGAAGCGTTGCAGGATTACTTTAGAACAAGACTAGACGACTTCCCTCCCCTATTTATCCATTACAGCCACCGTCCATGCGCTAACTCTCGACTCAGCAACGTGATGATAGAGAAGATTGTGCGCGAACAGGCTAAAAAGGCTGGAATATCAAAGAAACTGACTCCTCATGTCCTCCGGCACACGTTCGCTACGCACTTATATCTGAACGGCGTTGATATTAAATCTATCAAAGAAATGATGGGCCATAAATCAATTATTACCACCGATATTTATTGTCATGTCACCGTTCATCAACTCCAACAAATGCACGAAAAACATTTAACTATTACTTAATTAATATGAGCCAACTCAATATAGCTGACCTGTTACCACCAGCAGAATCACTCATTAACGGAAAAACTGAAAGTGAGATTGTGGAGTTACAAGTCTGGCTCTGCATCGAAAAGTTGATACTTGAAGAACGAAGCACGCTCAATATTGTACTGCACCCTGACTTTAGAGAAGCGAAGAAAAGGCTTGTAGATGCGGTTGGTATGAAACGGGCTGATGAGGTAATGAACGATATATTTAGTAATTTAGAAGCTTAATTTTTAACCAAAACGTATCATGGAACTTAAACTTTTCGGCAAAAGCATCTTTGAATTCAAAAAGGGTAAGTCCGCAGCTTTTGTCTATAACTCACTGGAATCGCTAGAGAAATCAGCTTTTTTACCTGATTTTCATACTTTCAGGGCGCACAACAATTGGGATCAGAATGTTATTACTTTAACCCAGTTAGAAGATCATATAAATGGCAAAAAACCTAAAAAAGAAACTTCTAAAACTCCTGAACTAACGCCAAAAGAAATTCACAAACTTAAAACGCTCCATACTACATTTTTACTCAAAACCGACGAAGCTTATATAGACGATCAAATCCAACAATTTAAAGATAAACTCAATCTTATTAAAATGAATGAATACGATGTTTCGCGTGGTACAAACGAGATTGGTAGTATTCTAGTGCGCTTTGAAAATCGCAAAAAGTACGCGGAGTTCAAAGAGTTTTTTGAAGAGTTTGCTTATACCACAACAGAAAAAATCAATGATCTTATCCGCGCTCATGACTATTTGAAGATTGATAAAGTCGACACTTTCTTGGCTGATATGCCCGCCGACGCTATAGATGTTATGAAACATTATAATAAAGAAACTACCGAATTGTGCCGTAAAAAAGCTGTCTTTTATATTATTGCGAACAAAAAAGATTTTGAGAAAAAAGATAAACGACGGGACCCTATTCTGCTCGCTCAATCTCCGTTTGGTCACTTTTGGCAGATACTAGGAGCTTGGGATGAGGAAATGCTACTGCTAGATGAATTATAAGCTCAATCAATGCAAGCCTCTGAAGATCATTTTTTGTTAACTGGAGACCGGATATTAAGAAAAGAAGAGTATCAATATGTTTACTGTTTCTGTCAACGGTACTCCTGCGCGGTTCATCCTGATCTTAGTTGTTATAGAGGAGGATCACCAAGCATAAAAAGAACTCTGGAACAAAAAATTTAATCTTAAACCATGTGTATAACCTGATCTTTAAAAAATGTGGGGTGGCGGAAAGAGACGCAAGGGATAGCTGGGCAATCACTCAATTACCGGTAGCCCGTTGCGAGCTGACTATACGAGTTGAGTTTTGGTTAATTTATGAGATTAAAGCATCATAATTTAGTCTAAAATTTCTCGTCAATGCTCGCCCCCACAACTTTTTTGAACCTTGAAAGTAGATGAAAACTGAAACCATCCGGGGACTTCATAACCCCTCGTCAATAAAAACTCAGCGCGAGCATGGTGGTGGAACAAAGCCCCGGAACCTTCAGCAATCCATCCACAACGCCCTGGCATGCGTGGTAAGGCTGGAAAACACCACAGTACGCATTGAAGAGCGTATACGGCATCTCCAGGAGAACCCAGAGAGTGCTGGAAACCACGAACAGTTCAAAAACAATATCTCTTAACCAAAAATAACATGACCGAACCTACCCCAATACTTTTATCCCCTAACCCACCGGGAAAATGAACCTCGAAAGCCAAGTAACATCGCCAGAGATAAGCAACAAAATTCGGAAACTTTTGGATGCAATCAATGTCCAGAAATTTAGTATATTTTTTCGTGATTCAACTCAATCCAAAGCTCACGAAATAGGAATTTGGACAGGGATGAGACCTGATTGGTGCGAAGACAATATACCTTGCTACACAGATGCCGAACTCGATGAAATAATGCCCTGTCATGTGATTACCCGGAAATCAATCAAGGACTGTTGTGATTTTGGCAATATTGCTGCTGGATATACAAGTGAGCTTAAAAACCCGCACACTCACTACTCACATGCTATCACCGGAGCAAACGCACGCGGTTTGATGCTTATTCATCTACTCGAAAATAAACTTATTCCTTTATCAAATTTGAAATGAAAATATTCTTCGACACAGAATTCACAGGTCTACATCAAAACACCACGCTCATTAGTATTGGAATGGTCGCCGAGGATGGCAGAGAACTTTATTGTGAGCTGAAGGATTACGATCAATCACAGGTCAACGATTGGCTAAAAGAAAATGTCATTTCCAAACTGTACAACACAAACCCAATAGACAAAGAAGCTTTAGTTAAAGCGATTGAAGGGTTTATAGAACCATACGAATCTGTCGAAATATGGAGCGATTGCCTAGCCTATGATTGGGTTCTCTTTTGCCAACTATTTGGCGGGGCTTTTGGGATTCCTAAAAAGATTTATTATATCCCGTTTGATATTTGTACACTCTTCAAGCTGAAAGGAATTGATCCTGATATAAACCGTGAAAAATTTTCAAGTATTAAAGGCCAAAAACATAATGCTTTACATGATGCACAAGTAATCAAAGGCTGTTATGAAAAGCTTATTTCTTTATCATCAACGAAATGATTGAACCAAAATATCAAATTGGACAAAAAATTTTCAGGATGAACGACTCCTACACTGAACCAAAAATTGCAGAATACGAAATAACGGGCATCCTTGTTCTTTTCAGTAAGGGAAATGGAAGACGGCACTATAGTTTGGGGACTAGCCGGAGGGCCAGCAATGCATGAACGATTTCATTTTAAATTTTAGTTATGACCGACCCCGAAGTAATCCAGCATTGCATTGAAAAGGCTAAATTTGTGCCTGAAGAATTAAGAAAAATTCCCCATGAATTGATCTCTTTTACCGTAACGCCCGTGCGTGTGTTTTGGGGCTTAAATATGGGTTCTGAAGTTAAGACCCTGATTGAATCTTCCATTTATGGCATCATCTTTGACCCAGTTTTTGCCAAGGCGTTTTTTGGGAAAAAGCCATCATGTCCGCAATGCGCGGCAAACGCCTATGATGAAAAAGGAGAGTTTGGCTATTGTTGTGATGGAAATTATGAGGTTGAAGCGTGGAAAGCTCAACTATTTTTACTCGTCCTGTCCGAAGACCGGATCGACTTTTTAAGGCGATATTTAATTGATAATCCTGAAAACTTACTCAATAAAATTGATAAATTATGAACAACTTACTGTGCTCAAATCCAGATAACTGCTGCCAAGGGCATTGTCATAACTTGAAATGCCTTGATGGCTGGCATGACATTAAGTGTCCTAATTGGCCCACCCCACCGCAGCGCGGGATTTTCGAGGATTGGAAAAAAGACTTTAAAAAAGGTCGCGACGGGAAATGGATAATACCATTATCGGTAACAGGTCCAATACTGCTTATAGCGTGGCCAGAAATTGAAGGATTTATTGAAACGTGCATCCAAGCCGCCCGCGAAGACCAGATTAGAAGGGCTGAATACGCCCACAACAAGATTTTGCATGAACTCCTAGCTGAGTTTGAAACTTTAGATCATGCCTGGGAATGTCGGTTTACAATTAAGAAACGTTTACTTAACAATTAGCTTAATCGTCAAGCTTTATTATTTAACCCAAATTCCAAATGACCAGGAACAATACAACAACGCAGGTCTGCTACGAGTGCGGCGTCAGTATCTCTACATATCACGAGGGCATTTGTGATGTTTGCGATGAAGTTAAAGAGGTTACCGAACCGCGCGACTTTTTTCACCCCGATTTTAACCTTTTACTGAATTATCATGCTTGATGAATACAAGTGTCCCCACTGCAACAAAACCCACCCACAATGTTATCCGAAGCCTGCGGACTTAGAAGAAGAACTGAAAAATTGGCCTATATGGAGAATTAATGTTGTTCAACGACTCCTTAAATCCCAAGCCGAGCAGGTGCGGAGGGAAGAACGGGAAAGAATCGGCCAAATCATTTTCGAGCTCTGGAGTCCCGAAAACAATTTTGAGAATTTTAAAGAAATAAGGGCCAAGATCATGGAAGGGGGTGAGGCTGAATGAAGAGGATATATGATCCAAAGACTGACACATACGCTTTTGCTGATTGCTCAGGTCAGATTACGCATGAACAGGTAATACAAAGAAAATTCCTTTATGTTGCCTCTGAAATGGAAACAAATCCGTGGAAAAAAGCCGCACTTAAATTTCATTATTTAACATTTTATGACCACCGATGATAAAAAACTGGAGGAGGCAAAATATTGGTTGAAAAATCATGATTCTCTCCTCCTGAGTCTTCTGACTGCCTTCAATTTAACTATAAAAAACCTGGAATCTTCTAAAAATTTAGGTGACATTAAAGAAATTGTATATTTTGAAAAAGAGGTGAATAAATTAGACTACCAAATCAGAAAAGTCTTTATACTAGAACTTCTTGCCGCCCAAGATCTCGTGAGCAGGGCTGAGGCGAAGTGCAAACATAACGAAAATTAATATTCATGAAAACAAAGAAAAAAATCACTAGAGGAGAGCAAAGAATTATAAATTTCTTAGATTCGATAGATTGGATGTTCCAGCTAAACCAATTTGATAGAAATATTGTCATTAAAAAAGAGGAACATCCAGAAAATAACAATGTAATTGCAGACATCACTTGCGAAGAAAATTACCAAAGAGTCACCGTCAGAGTTTATCCCTCTTTTTGGAAACAATCGTTAAAAGAACAAAGGAAAGTACTTTTACATGAGCTTTGTCATTCAATCACGCTGCCATCTAAAAATGCTATGCACAATTTTCTGCTTGGAAAACTAACCACGCCAGACCAAATAGATGGCATAAACGAAACGGAAACCTCGAAAATAGAAAATATTGTTGATAGGCTTTTACAGGGGGATTTACGGTATGCACGCCGTGCTTATGAAAAATTCATAGCTAAAAATTAATGAAAGACCTAAAAGCACATCTCGAATCTCTGAAAGAGGAAAGAACGCAGAAGCATAAATCTCTTATGGAAGCCAAGGGCCGAGAAGATCTTGCAAAAATTGATCAGAATAACATAAAACTAAAGCTTGTTTCTTTAGACAGACAAATAGCCCTGCTCCGAGAGTTTCCCCATAAACAAAGCTAAGGACACTATACCGAGCGCTGCTAATGCTAAAATCCATTTGCGAGATAAGAACTTTTCCATAGGGCTAAGTTGAAAGGAGCTTCTTTTGTTTCAACCTAAAAAGCACCGTGGCTACCCACTCTTTTGAAGCTGTTTCGGAAGGGTTCGTCTCTTTTTGGATAATTTGGTTATCAATAAGCCAAGCCCAGCTTTGTTTCGCCCAGTCGCTTGGTGGCGGTACGAGTGAACTCATAGGTATAAAATAATGGTATATATCGTTTGGGAGTTTCCAGCCTGGACAGGATTTATAGGTGGCTACCTTTCGATGGCAATAGACGTTTTCCGGCGAAATGCCATATTTAGCCATCTTCACCTTTAACCACGCTTTAACCGCCTGTTTCTGGGCCTCTGTTGGCTCCTCAATGTCACCGTCCATGTCGAGACAGATCGAAAGAGCCCGGCCATCATTCATGTTGTCCTGATACTGAGCTGCTGTTACTGCTCCGTCTTCCCGGAACTGATGAATAGACCCGTCAGCCGCTACCTCATAGTTATACCCGCCACCGCCCCAACCTTTAGAACGATGATATGCGTCCGTAGCTTTCCACTGATCGGGGTTCTTAGCAAAACTGACGGCAGTATGATGTATAAATATGTGTTGAGGTATTTTCATGCTCTTATCCTACCCCCAAATCCCCTGTTCGCCAATACCCTAAACTACCCTGCTCAAGGAGCAGTTCAAGGTATGTTTATTCCATAACCCACTGAATTTTACCGTATCTCACGGAAAGAAGATATTGTTTTTTAATTCTTTTTTTTCCATCTCTTTTGTGCCAGTTTTTTGAAATGGTCAGGGTCTTTTTTTTTCAGGATGGCGTGAGTTTTTTTTGCCCCTTCACGCTGCGACGAGCGTGATAAATACTGTTCCCATTCACTTATGATCTGCATGAGGTCGAGTGTGAATGCAGCTTTTTTATCTTCGACGAACGGTTCGTCTTCATATTCTGGTATCGGCATCTCTAGGGCGTCGCTGGTATAGTTCACCGCGTCCATCTCGCCCTGAATGTGCACACACTCCCAGTCACCTCCAAAACTCAAATGTAATTCATGCTCTCCATCATCATATCCGTAGTCTATGACCCTGTTTACGATTTCTTTAATTATTTTTTTATCAATCATTTTTGAAAAATGTTAAAATATAGAAAGGGCCACACTGTGATAGGGGTGGCCCTTGTTTTTGCCGGTAGCCGACCGGCGGCGGGGGTAGATTATTCTTGCATGTTGGTAATATATTCTTCGGCAATGAAGCCGCTGTAATTAGCTGCATATTCGACGGCTGCGCGGAAGAATGGGTCTTCGCCGCTATATTCACTAATTTCTGGACACATCATAGAGTCCTCAATCATCTCTGCTTCATCAAGCTTTTTATATTCTTCATCGCTCATTATTGTGAAGCCGTCGAGGTCAACCGTTGTTGTTTTTCCTTCAATTGTGACTCCATATTGATTGCCGCCCAGAGAGTTGACTGTTGAGTTCTTCATAGATTTAACCTTTCGGCGTGAAGTGATAGGGAGCCACCTGATTCAATCGGGTGAGCATATGTGCCTAGCGGCTTGCTCTGATTGATGATGACGAACTCACTATAGCGTGCTAGCACGCATTAGTCAATAGATAATGATAGGAATAATCACAAAATGTGGTGGAATATACTATTTTAAACTTAGAAACCTACGGATTCACGAGGGCGACGGCCAAAATGACCGTCATATTGCCAGGCTCCATCTTCTCTCTTAAGTCAACAACTCCCCTTTTTCACCAAAATGTCACTCTTCAACCTTGACCCCAAGCGGACAGGCATGTTATTTATTTCTCATCTGCTCAGGGGGTTTAAGCTTAGTTTGTCCTCTTGACAGAATTGATAGATTTGGTATAATTGTATCCTTTGTTTAAATAAATCTTTATGAAGAAACCTACCTCCTTTTACGTTAAAAAATCAGTAACTTGGCTCAAGGTATCAGCCGTATGGTTTGGATTCATTGCTGCTTGCAGCTTCGCATTGGCATTCCAAGGTGCTGAAAATGTTGGCTATGTACCATTTAGCGTAGCTCTCGGCGCGTTGGCTTGGTTTTACTATAAAACTGCTAATGAAATCAAAAAAATAAACGGAACTTTCAATGAAGAATTGCGAATAAAAATTAAAAACATTATGCTTCTATCCATTGCGTTGGTGTTTTTGGGCGGGAGCTTAATTGTACTGAATACCGTCTATTATCTTGCTTTTGCAGTATCTGGAATTAAAAAAGAACTTAAACCAAAACCTTTAGCCGCTACTTAATCAAAATTCCTATGGGTAATTGGACAAAAAATGGTCTAATAATTGCTGTTTTACTTTTCCTTGTATTTGGAGATCATTCTCCTGCCGGAATCGCTACAGGATTAATAATTACATTGATAGGCGTTCCTCTAATGGAATGGATAAGAAACCAAAAATAAAAGAATTATTTCTTTATTTTTATAGATCTTCCTTTAACCTTAGGTTTAAGTTTTGGACGACTTTGTGAATCTTTCCATTGTTGTTTAGAAATTTTAGCTGGAGGCTCATATCCTTCCATTGGATTTGGTGAAGGACGTTGCTTTATAGCGCCTTGTTTTTCCAATCTTGCCTTTTCAGACGCTTCTTTGGTTGATAATGAACGAGATGGTAATTCTATTGGAATACGAGAACCCGGCTGCGTACCTTCGCGTGGAGCAGGAAGTAAACTCCCTGACTCTGCGTCCACTTTTCTTTGCGCTTCCCTGGCAAAATGTTTTCCACCAACCTCAGGGTTCATTCTTTCAATATTGGGTATGGAAGGAGCCATTTCAATAGTTGGGTTAATGTGCACCGTCTGATTTCCTTTATATGTAACTCCTTCTTTAGGCGCAGGGAGTAATCTTTGTTGCGCTTCAGGTGATTGCATCCATTCAACCACTTGCTGATAACCCGCAGGATCTTTAATCTTTATTTGCTTAAGGATTGCTCTTTTTATAGGATTTGCAACATCTGCTTTCATCAATATATCAGCTACAACTTCACCACCTATAAAGCCGAGTATTTTACCAGGCAGTGAAGTTGCTAAACTTGCACCAACACCTGAAAATATATATTTACCTAATTTACCAAATTTCAGTGTTTGCCCATCAAGCGATTCAAGATATTTAGCTGCTTCTAATCCATCTCCTATTTCACGATTTAATTGTGCTATGTCCCTCAATCCTGCCTTTTCAGCAATATTTTCAACACTTTTTTGAGCTGCTTTTGCGATAGCATAATTGGTATCTGATTTTAATGGTTGTGAAAAATCAAACCTAGTATCTTTCCATCGTGCTGATTTAATTTCATTTATTGTAGAAATTGAGACTTCTTCACCATATTCTTTTTTATAAGTTTCAAACTCACGTTTTATTTCTGCTTCTAACTTGGCAGCCTTCCCACTCGCAATATTTTCTTTAGTCCTTACTTGATCAATAGCTTCTTGCATTAAGGTATCCACTTTCATTGGAGGAGTAACCTTTTCTGCTAATTTTAATGCTTCTGTCTGAGTGTCTGTTAGTGGCTGAATTTTTTCTCTAAATTTAGCTGCTTGTTGGGCAGTACTGAATTTAGTACCTTGCGTTTCTGGAATAATTCCATTTTCAGCAAGTATCCTTTGTGGAGTTTTTCCTTCCGTGCCAGAAGCATTAAGTTTTGTTGTTCTAGCCTCAGTTTTATTCATATTTTTAACTCCAGATTTAGTGGCACCACTCCACCTGTGATAATCTTCTTCAAGAGCATCTATAGCCTTGGTTCTAGCCTCTGGTGATTTTATAGAATCAAAAAACCCTGCATTGTTTCCTAAATCTACAGGCTTATTTAAAATATCAGCAGTTGCTTTTGCTCCCTTTACACCTAAATCTTTCAATCCTTTTACTCCTTCCCATACACCACCGGCCGCAGTACTAACTACAGCCCCCGCAGCAGAAGCTATTGGACCTAAAACCTGTCCTTTTGATGGCCCTTTTGCTACTTCAGCTTCATATTTAGATATAGCTTCTGCTTTAGCCGCCATATCTCCAGCCAAATCCGCTGCTCTTATTTCTCCCAATGATTTGGCCTTAGCTGCTTCAGCCGCCTTAAATTCAGCAATATTTTCACCTCCTTTTGCCACTAGAAGTTGACTCAAAACATTCATACCCTCAGTAATGGCTTTACCTTGTTCACTGTTTGGATCAATGCCTGTTTTTTCCATATACCTATTCGCTACAGCATCACTTCCTTCTTTAACTTTCTCCATACCAAAACCAACAGCCTGATTTACGCCGGGAACTTGTTTTACTATTGCGCCAGGTAAGGCAAAAATACTCTCCAGAGCACCGCCTGCTGTATTTATTAAAGCGTTACCAAATTTTATAGCTCTTTCATCTGGAGCAAGTTGCTTACCGTTCTCATCTATACCAGTAAAAGCATATCCTAAATCAGATCCGGCTCCATAAATTTTACCTGCCCCTTCTGAAACTCCCTTAAACGTATCATTAACAACTTGAGGAATTATACTTTCTTTTGGTGATCCAAATTCACTGCCCGGAGAAGCCCCCTTAGATAAAAATTCCTGTCTTTTTTTTATAAATTCAGGACTGGAAGGATCTAAACCTTCTAATCCCGCACCTTTATTCATAGTATCTGGAAGTTTTTCAGGATTAGCTCCAGAAGTTGGAATAATAGGTGTCTTAATTACTGCCGGAGATGTTCCAGATAAATGAGGATATTTTTTTGTTAAAATATTTACAGCGCCAGCCTCATCTATTTTCTTACTATCAAGATCACGAGCAAGATTAGCCTTTTTTGTAGGATCAATGCTCTGATCATGAAAATAAGCGTCCAAAACTGGGTTAATAGTCGGCATAAGCTGAATTTAAATTATTTGAATAATCACTGTAGTTTCCCGTAAAAGTAGCGGTTGGAGCTGTTTGATTTGGCAATTTAGTATTTTTTTTATAAAGATCATCATAACTTTTAAAGCTACCACCTGAAGCCGTTTCGTATAATCCATCTTCTTTTTGTTTAAAAATATTCTTTAAAGTTTCCATATCACGTTTATTTTGATCAATTGTTTTATCCAATGAAGGAAAAAGCTTTTCATAATCCGCAGCTTCTTTTTCAGAAAATGCGACACCACTCATGGCTTTTCTGTAATTCATATTGGCAATATCAGCAGTCCGTTGGAATTCTCTACTTTGTGGATCATCCTGGCCAATTGCGGCTAAAAGCTGTTGCTCACCCTTCAAACCAAACCAAAAATCAGATGGATTAGTCCTGTTATCCAACATTTCATTTAATTTATCAAAAGTTTTAGAACTATCGCGCAACTGTACAAACTGTGTCCGGCTAGATGTATCCATATTCCCCAAAACCGCAGAATTAACAACATTCTGGGCTTCTTGAGTTTTTCCAGCTGCTAAAAGTTGTTTAGCTCTATTTACTTGTGAATCCACAATTTTATCACTTTTACCCTGCATTGAATTTCTAATTGCATTTCCATAAGTAAGGGCTGAAGTTTCGCCACCTCCACCTTGCAATTGCGCTGTTCCTTTGGGCGGATACGCAAATCCAAACAAATTTGCATCTTTCAAACTCCTATGATTTGGACGAGGAACATCATCTGTATTTGGATTATCATCACCAATATTTGCTTCAAAAGTGTCATACGTGCCATCTGGATATGTAGCTGTAACAATTCCAGTATGATCAGTTCCACCATATTTTGAAACGAAAGCCATTCCTGGAACAATCGCATTATAAAAATTCCCATTAGCGATTAATTCCTTAGCCGTTATTCCATTACTTAAGACTAATGCCTCTTTATCAGCCGCAGAGGACGGCATGCCCCCATTTTCTTTAGTTCCACTAGCTAAGCCCCAAAATCTATTCACAAATGCACCACATTGATACGGAGTTTTACAATTAATTTTCAATTTACCATTCTCATAAGTGCTAGTAATTCCTTCTAAGGAAGCTGTTGGCACAAAAGCACCTGAAGAATTCCCATTCAAATCCAAATAATCTCTTTCTTTGTCTTTAAGATTCGCATAGTTCTCTGCCGTCTGACTTTGTGAATAAGCCGTCTGAGCCCGTTTATAAGCCAAATCTGCTTGAGTCATTGGATCATTATAATCTGTTATACCCGCTGCATTTTTAAATGCCGAGATCATCGACGGATCAGCACCTTGTTTATAAAGCTGTTTTAAATAATCTACATTCTGAGCCTCTTTTGTGAAAATCCCCTGACTCAGTTGATCGAGGCTATAAGACTCTTTTTGAATCGCTTGGAGTTTCTGCTCATTCGATAAAGTCTTGTCACCCATAATTACCCCGGCCGTTTCGTTAAAACCTAGAAGCGCATCTATCGGAAGTCCTGTTGATTCTGAAAATTGCCGGGCTAAAGATAACGTAACGGGTGTACCGTTAGAAACCAGGTCTTTAAACGTAGCGAGCGCTTTTGTTTGATTATCAAACTGTTGTTGTTGCTCTTTACTTCCTGACGCTTTAGTGGCGGCTTTAGAATATGCCTCTAGTACGGGTACAGAAATGCCGTACTGATCAGAAAACGCTTGCAATGTTTCAGCATCCGCACCAGCAAGCACCCCCGCACTGTTAAGCTGGTTTACAATATTTAAAGACTGGTCCTGTGCCTCTTTCAAACTCGCTTGAAGTTTCTGTTGTTGACTAGCGATACTCTGGCCTAAACTAGCTGCTAACTTTGAGTTACCGTTTTGCATAGCAGCTTGCTGTTGTCGTTGCATTTCTTCTAAGCTGTGCAACTGATTTTGGGCCGCTGCGCCCATGTTCTTGGTAATCTGGCCTGCTGCCATCGTGTTACCTGTGGACATCGCACCTTCACGGTCTTGAGCAAAAGAAGCCGTTACCCCAGCTTTAGCCGCTGAAGTCTTTTGTTGTACTTGGGCCTTCTGAAAATCAATTTGTTCATCAAGAGCAGATTTCTGCTTCTGTTGTTCTTCCATCGCTCCTTGTATCTCTTCAACTTCAGTCAACGGCATACCTGAAGTATCTATCTTTGACCCACTCGTTTGAGAATTATAGAAATTGGCTGATAAAATGTTACGTTGATAATCCGTTAGGTTTGGGTTAGCTAAGTCAGCCTGAGAAGGTATATAGCTGCGATTAAAGCCGCTCTCGTTTTCCCAGGGTTGCCGAGTTGACGCTTTTTCTTTTGCTATTTGTTCATCAGTTTTGATAACTGGGTTTTGCCAATCGGGAGTAGGTGTTGACCCGGAAGTATTAGTGGCCGGAGCGGGTGCTTTTTGAGTGGCTTGGGCCATTGGTTGAGCTGGATTTTGTGCAACAGGTTGCGCCGCTGGTTGCGTTCCGGGTTGACTCCAGGTGTTAACGTAAGTTTGTTGTGTGGGTTTAACGGTAGCTTGAGCTGGTGAAAAGTAACCCTGAGAAGACGTGGCTCCGGTTACGGTAGCGCTCGGGATTTTGTTCGATAAAGCGGTAGCAGATTTTAGATTATTCTGCTGTTCAGTAGTTGGTTTCTGTATATAGAGCTGATTTGTTGCCATAAATTATTAAAAATTAACCTTCTGTTTCTACTAATAACTCGATCCCGCTTGACCCTGGTGCGCCTGTTTTTACCCAAGCAATAGTAATATTTGTAGCGTCCATCGCCGTGATAGTCCCCTCTTGGCTTGCTGCGCCCGATCCATCATCAATATGAGCAATGACCGCCCCGCTGCTTGAAGATGCACCTGTACCGACTTTAATAGAACTCCAAGAGGCGTTTTGAATTGTACCGTTATAACTTCCGAAACTATTTGCAATAATATCACTACTGATAACTTTTAAAGCTGTTACTTTAACTCTTCCAGGGATTTTACCGAGGCCGTGCGCGATAACCTGATTGCCGTTTGCAGCATCACCCGCCCTTGAAGCTGTTACACTTGCGTAATTTGCGCCAAGGAATGGAACCGCCCCCCACTTTACACCATTCGCTTGTGCAGAGTCAGCGACAAGTACCTGATTATTTGTACCCACCGGTACATCAGCTGGAGTAGCCGCTGCCGTAGCTCCGACGAGTGACCCTTTAGCCGATAAAACAGATTTAGCAATTTTACTTGAGTCAGTCCCGGATGGAATAAACCCCGTAGCAAATTGACCACTCGCATCAAGTACCGCCATCTTGTTTTCGTCGCCTGCGCCGGAAGAAGTTTTAATTAAGTTACCGACTTGTGGAAAAAGCAATGCACCAGTTGAACCTGTAGAAGTGTGAGTACCTTGTTGAGCAACCGTAGCAGCCTGAACTTTACCCGCTACTGTTTCAGAGGCATTAGGAAACACGCCACCGGAAGCTAACACAATCCAAGCCCCACCCTGTCTAACTTTCGGTTCACCTGTTGTGGTGTCATAAACAAGCATACCTTCAGGCGGGCTTGTTAAAGCGTTAATTTGTACTGTTGTATATCTTGGCATACCTTCCCAGGTAGTCGTACCATCATGACTAAACTCTATGCGCGCAGTCGTGTTATTTTTTCTGATAAAACTAGGACTGCCCTGATTATCAACAAAAAACAGAGTTATATTAGCTGCTGCGCCTGTACCAATTTTAAAATTCACGCCACCACTTCGGAGTGATCCTATAGCCCACGTCGTCAGTATGTTATGTAAAGCCCCGGCTACGTTACAAAATACTATTGAATCTTGTCCAGCAGCAGCAGCCAGAGTTGAGTCTCCTGTTGTTACGTCAAGTCCCTCTAATCTAACACCGCGCGTTACTCCGGTAGCCGTGAGTCCATCAGCTGAAAGTGCGGCTGCTGGTACATAAACTGTTTCGGTGTACCCTTCCGCATTGGTGATACCCATTAAAAACGCGGCTGATACAACAGCGCCCGTATGATCTTTTGGCGCGTCAGTGAAAATGAGCGTGGTGTCTGAGGCTGATATTGGCGCAGCTAGACGTGGAGTTGGGCCGTCGGGTCTACTCCATTGAAAGAAAACCAAGAGTGGATTTTGTACTTCAACAACGATTGTGTAAGCCATCTAAATTATAAATTAAGTAGTTTGTGAAAGGGTTCTTCGGCGTATATCTATCTTTGAACGAGCTTGAACCGAGAACCAGTTAATTTGGTGTGAAAGTTTATCGTGGCCTGTGATATGGATGCGTAACCGTTGATAGTTGCGGATATATCCACGCGCCCCGTCAAAGCTGTTTACGAGGCCTTGAGGTATACCGCCGCCGCCGAACACGCCACTTCCCCAAGAAATTTGACTCCAGCCTTGACCTAGATTCGCTACACTTTGAGCGGTCCAGTCAAAACAAAGTACGTCCCTATGGAAATTGCCTTTAACGTCAAAAATATCGAAGCAGACACGGAGCTCTGTACCTTGAGATAGATACCCTTGAATATATTCACCTAGTAGTTCTTGACGTGTCCAAAGTTCACCTGTTCTAAGTTCTTGGTAAAAATCGGTCCAAATATCAGCGCCGTCGTCGTCGTTTCCTTCAAAACATTGCCACACTTCAGTGGCGAGTGCTGAAGCGCCATAAATCACGCCGTTGTCGTTCATAAACCTATTAATGTTCCAGCCAGTAATCTGTGCAAAAGTGCGGAGTCCGAGGTTATAAACAATCACCAGGTTATTTTCGGTAGAATTCTTAGCACAAGTTAAAAAGACCGTGTTTATACGGGCATCATAAGCAATGTCAGCATTTGTCAGGTCAACATCTTGGAAATAGCTGATACCCAACAGCAATGAAGGCTCAGTTTCTTGCTCAGAGAACGGTACATTTGATTGACCAATGGATGCCAGTAGCCAAAGCCCCGCTTCATTCGCGTAAACCATGCCCGCAGGAGTACTTAATGAAGCCCTGCAGCCCCCGAAATCTATACGTTGGAGTACAAAGTTATCAACTTTCGTCAGAGTACCGCCCGAATCTATCGTTGTAGTAGTAAAAGACCATTTCCCATCATTTGCCAGCACAATAATGTTGTTACCAAGAGAATCAATCGCGTTCACAGCGCCAGCGTTTCGGTAATTAAGTAACCCTGGACCCGTTGCAACCGTTGCAACTGTAAAATTGGTAAATGGCGGGTTTGTACCATCATCAATAGCTGAATAAGCCACGGCCGTTGGATCACTTGAGAGATTTCCGGCGTAGAGGCGAGCACTCACCGCTTTTAAAACTTTAGCTTTTGGTGCGCCTGTGATGCTCGTAAATGTCCATGTCACCACCCCGTTTTCGGTAGCGCTGCCACCTGAAGAGTCTGTAAGAAGCTCATTATCTACAAACGTTCCTACAATGTTACTAAGCGTCAATGTGCCTGTTGCGCCAGCATCAAGGTTTTCTAAGATGATAGCGGTGGCTCCTGAAGTACCGCCTGTCACAACTGCTCCAACCGTAAAGTTAGATGTTTGGCCGTCAAAATTGAGGGTTCTTGAAATACGCCCGATTTTATCCCCACCGTTGCATACAAAAAAGTAACCACCATACGTCACCCCACTAAACGGATCGGAAGTGGTGAAATTGTTTTTAATAATGGTTGAAGCGCCTGTGCTTTTAACATAAGCCGCTACAATTGTTGAGTACCCGTAAATATAAATATCGTCTGTGAACTTTTCGAGCATCGTTATTTTGTTGCCACCCGCTACCGTAAACAAGCCCTCTAGCCCTTTACGTTTTAGTAGCCCTTGGTCACTCGTCACAAGATAATTAGTGATCCGAAGCGCTTTTTGCGGGTCCATAAACTGAGGCAAATCTTTTAAATCCAGCGTCGGGTTAATCATCAACGTTTTAACAGATGATTCTGGCGGCATATTAAGCCGTGATTTACCGAATAATGAACCGATAGCCATGTACATAAAAACTCTAATAGATTTGTGAAAAATCCGGCATGCCGATAGCTGAAGGTTGGCGACGGACCGTATCGCAAAGTTCATCTAAACACCGGACAAAGCGAGCGTCAGCGTATGACTCTGCTCCTGGCTGTTCGTCCCAGACTTGATATTGCTGGACTAGGGCGTAAACGATGTATTGCAAATATTCATAAGGAATAATCACAACGCCCGTACTGGTACTATCCATCGTGAAATAGTCAGTAATGGCGGTTAAAACGGTGATTTTTGGTATATATCGCTCAGTTAAAACCGTGTTCTGAACTGGCATAGGGGTAAAAATAAAGTTACCCCGTGCAATGTAATAACCCGGTGTTTGGTTGCCCGGACCTGATAACGGAAGCCGTGTTGATAAAGTCGTGTAGCCTGTTCCGAGAGGAGGATTTGGCGACATAATAAAAAACCCAGTATTCCAAGTCGACATATCCCTAAAATCAGAATCGAGCGCATAAGTATCTTCACCCGCAGTAATCTGAAACGATTTCTCGAGTATGTAACGGTCTGGGTCCGTTCCGATTAAAAAGCGATATACGAATTCATTGATGTACTGACACCACTGCACAAACGTTGAAACAGGTACATCAGAAATGTCCTTTAGCTGATTCTGCAACGCGTCGTACGCATTTTGTAAAGAAATCGGAGTTTCCATAAAAATAAATAAGCTAGTCGGCCCTCCAAAAGGAAAGCCTCAAGCTTATTTATTGGTCTTGAACGAAGGGGCGCTCTTCTTAGCCATTGGCATGGGAGCAGAGAACTTCGGCGTTGGATTGCTGTAACCACCCATAGGTACAGATTTCTTGGTTTGATCTGCACCCATTTGTGATACGGTCCGAGCGCTGTACTTTTTTACAGGTGTTTCATGCATAGAAATTGAATTTAAAAAATATGCTTATTTGTAGTTCTTCATGAGCTTTTTACCCATTTTCTTAGCCATCTTTTTCATAGACATTTTCTTGACCGCTTTCTTTGGAGATTTGCCTTTCATAGACATAAAATTAAAAAATAATAATGTTACTTTTTTTCAAGCAGAGTAATAACCCGTTCCGTTAATCGCGTGTTCGCATCAATATTTTTCGCCACGTCACCCATGGCTGAAGTGTTATGATTAATGTGGTTTCCGACAATCTTATAGAGAATCCAAATAACACCCCCGGTCAGAAAAATAAGTGCCAGCATTACCCCGATCAAGCCGTATTGACCTAGTTGTACAAGGTCGGTAGGGTTCATGAATAGGTTTTTAAGAATTAACATCTACCCAAACAACAGGGTCTTTTTTCTTCTCTCTGAGTTGCACAAGAGCCAACCGCTCACTATTAAACTCTTGGCATTCGGTAACCAAAGCGGCCTCATCTACTTCCTGACAAATGCGAGTTTCTTGGTAGCCGTCATCAGCCACAAAAATAACTTCATAAAACTTTTGGTCGTCTTTAGTGTCTTCCGATAAAATTGCGTATTTTGCCATAAAAAATTAAGCTAAATAAAATCCATAAACATAAGCAGTTGCAATAAGGGTTGTGGCGTTTGCTGGTGTTCCAACATCAAGCTTCACAACAGAACCAGAGGCATAAGCGGGCCTCTTTGGAAGAGTCGTCGCGGTCGCTAATTGATAAAATGCGTTTACCGTATTGGCTTGATTTAACGTCATGCCAGAGCCCCAATCATTGAAACTTGCGGCTACACCGACATTTAAAACCGGCCCCGTAAGATATCCGCTAAAACTTTCGATTCTGATAATAATATCTGTGATAAACAGGAAACTTGAAGCGGCTGTGATCAATGTCGTTTGGCCCGAAGTTTGAAGTGGAATTGAGGTAATGGTTGCAAGTAATGCCGGGGTCCCTGTAATAGTTATCGCTACTCCCGATATTGAACCGCCTGTGATAGAAACGTTGTTCGCGTTCTGAGTTGCAATCGTGCCTAGTCCTAATGTGGTCCGTGCCGTTCCTGCATCCGCATCATCTACCAATGTCCTGCCGAACGCTGAAAAGTCTGTCACGCTCGCCGTTCCAACTCCCGTAAAATACGGTAATTTATCGGCTCCAGACGTAAGGCCAGCAAGTGCCGATAAGTTCGCACTTTGTGCTTGTACATTTGTGCCAATGATTAAACCTTCAACCGTACCAAGGCTTTTAAGGTTTTCACCTCCTAAATATTTGTCTGCCATAAAATTAGATTTTAATAACTTTGAGTTGAGCGAGTATATCAGCCGCCGCCGTTGCTGCGTCCGTAACTACTTTGATTGAAAGCCTATCTCCAGCCGCCAATGTAACCGGGTTTGTTGTTGAAGAACCGCTGGCCGCATTCGTAATCGTGAGCGTCATAGTGGTATCAACACCGTTTTTTCTGACTGTGTAAACATCGGTATGAGCCGCACCGTTAGCAACTCTCGAAAACATTTGAATTTGAGTTACTTTCTCGTCTTGCTCAGCAATATAAAGAGGAATTTCTGTTGATTGTGATGTTTCAGCTGCCAAGAAAACGGTTGAAGCAAGAGGCAAAGTTCCCGATTGTCTACCTGCAACAGTTGTTACATATCTAAAATCAAACCCATACTTGAAATCGCTATCATTTTCTGCGCCGTTAGCGGTACATCCGCCAAAATTTGTGAACGATAGAGCTTGGCCGCCCACATACAAGTCATAGGTTTGAGGTGTACCCCCCGCAAAATTATAGGTTGCTGCTCCAAAAATATCCGCTACATAACCACCTTCACGAATCTGCATAAACTGTGTACACGATGTCATCGTAAGCGTCGTAGTATCAGAAATATATATTTTGCCTTCATTCCCGGCCCGAAGAACATAATCAACCGCATTCACGGCTCCAGTTACCGTTATTGTGCCACCAGCGTCAAGAGTAATAACGCCTTCAGTATCAGAGGCAGCCATAATTGAACAACCTCTGAATGTTTGTGGGGCGTAAATGTTGATTAGAGACTGAAAATTAGCGCCTAGATGCTGGCCAGTGCTTGCAGGCAACGTCCAATCAAGAGTTGCACTAACCGTAACAAGCGCTCGCTCTAAAGCCGAGATACTACCCCGGCTCATGTTTACGGTTCCACCAGTTGTCATATCATCTATGTAAACCCTGGCATTATCAGAGGCAGAGATAAAGTAACCACCACCTGAACCGCCGACCGCGCTTGTGCTGTTACAATTCTGAATAAACAATGTGGCGTTACCAAAGACTTCAAACACGTCAGCGGTTAAGTCTGTGCTGTTCACATTACAGCCATTCACCACGAGAACAACGTTACCAAAAGCACTGATCGTTCCAAAATTAGTCCCGTCACCACGAATCTTGACACTGTTAGGAGTTGTGGTGTTGCCAAGAATTTCAACAATGGAGTTACCAAAAGCCTGATTATCAGCAGTTACAGGGTTATTTATCAGATCTTTAATAATCAAGTTTTCGGCATAAGTACCGTCGGCCACATGAATAATAACTTTTGCAGAAAATGATCTACCCGCTATTTGGTCTAAAGCTTTTTGAATCGTTTTCCAGGGCAAAAGTAACGTTCCCGTCCCTGTCGTGTCGTTACCCGTTGTGGTATTCACATAATAATCTACGACGGTAGCTATCAACATGTTACCAAGTGTAACTTTACGATTTGACCCGGCCCCGAACGGACTTTTAGCTGTAACTACGAGATCAACGAGGGCCGGATTAGTGTCGGCTGTAAACCCTGTTATCGGCGTATCTGCCATAAAAATTTAGGTTATTCTTGTAAAATAAAGTCTCCACTTTCCATTAAAATCATGTCGGTTATGCTGCCTTCTAACTCTATAAACCCACCTGTTACCGGACCACCTGATGCGTCCGTTTGGCCGAAGATATGAGAGATACCATGCCCGATTGCGATACCTTGAATCATTAGAAAAGAGCTATAATATTCGTCGCTGACGTACCTGTGGACATGACGCGCGTAGTGCTGACTGGTAAAAGGGTTCCAGCCGCCAAGTTCTGAAAAGTAACACTCGTATCCAGATCATTCTTAATTACTAGATCCCCTGCACCTCCCACAAAAATGGCTTTAGCACGGGCTGCATGGTTGTTATATGTAAGCACCGCTGTATCGCTTTTAGTTACCGCTGAGAATTGAAATGAGCTATCAATAGGCGAACCTGCCATAGTATCAAAATTAAGAAATAATATTTAAATATGCGAATTCACCAAAAAGCTTCATAGCCATGTCGTTGTAGGCTTTTGCGGCCTTTTTTTCATCATCGAACCTACCAATAAAAATCTTTTTCCCGAATTGCTTAATAGCTGCTTGCCATTTCTTCCGCTGACTACCCCAGGAGACACCCTTATACTTGCTTGTGAGTTTTCTTTTTTGGGGTCTTTGATTAGCTAGATTTTGAGAGGTTGTACAAATTCTCAAATTACTTTTCTGATTATCAAAACCGTCATGATTTTTATGGTCAACATCCATATTGGTTGGCGCATCCATAATTAAGCGGTGAAGCCTAACTTCATGATTTTTAGAAGAACCACCAAGGCGCCCTACCACATACCTATTTTGAATAACACGCCATTTGTATGGCAGAACTTTTAGAGCATCCTCGTCATTTATAAGGGCGAAGCGGCCCTGTGTAAGCGGTATTTTAATCATAAAATTAAGTTTTAATTTGTTGTACCCCCCCGATTTCTCAGGAGGGTTGAACAAGCGAAAACTACGCAGGACGGGCAACGCTCCATCCGGCTTCTGTACCATTTGGTCCCCATTTGATACCTGTACCGATCGTCAGTACACCAGTTGCATTTGTTGCTGTAGCAAAATAGTTTCCAGCGAAAAGACCAGTGTTACCGTTATCAGATAACAGAATGTAATCAGTTGGAGCTGTACCATCTTCAGCGTTGTCGAAAATACAACCTGTTACCTCAAGGCCTTTAACAAGACCGTTTGTATTTACGCCGAACATCTGGGTAGTCAGATCATGGAACCTACAATTTTGAACAAAGAACTGTGTCGGATAACCATAAGAGGAATCATCGAACACAATTCCTTTATTGCTCCATGCAAATTCGCAGTCAGATAGAAGCGCATCAGCTACCTGAGCATCAGCTGTACCGTTCACGAGCATGATGATACCTGTAGGACCGAGCACGCCTGCTCCACCTTCAAACTTACAGCCGTAAGCTCTAAATCGTGAACATGCATTAAGGTTAATGGCATAATCAGCGCCGTCTGTACCGGCAACGCCGATATTAATGAGCGTCACGTCGTCAGCCATAACTTGCATACCTTCAACTGCATCATCTTCAGGCTCAAAATAAACTGAGCCACGGCCACCAAGACCAGCCATGATGAGATTAGAGTTTCGAGCAGCGATTTGAACAGCTGCGGTGATTGCATATTGACCAGGAGCAGCATAGATAATGTCACCTGGAGTAAACACTTCGAGGGCTTTTTCAGCAGAAGCAAATGGAGTTTCAGAAGACAGACCTGATAGTGCGTCGTCACCTGTTGGATCTATAAACCAAGCTGTACCGAAAGTTAGCGGTAACGCTCCAGTTGGACCGAGAAGCTGTTGACCATTTGAACTAACAACGCTGTCTACCCCTGTCATTGGATTTTTACTAGGCATTTGAATAAGGGGTTAAAGACTAAGAATTGATAGTTACCACCACGATGCGGCGAGTATCACGACTAAATACGGTCGATCCATACAAGGTATGGGTCATGTAGTTCAGACCGATTTGATACTGCAACGGATGGATGTAGAGAGATGGCAACATTTGAACAGCCAAAGAAGGCGCTCCTTGTGAAAGGAAGACCATCTTGGTTGTTTCTGTTCCAAAGAAATTTGAAACACTTGTGAATACTGAAGAAGGATTCAACGGACCAACGGCGGTAATAGTGGTTGTACTACCAGCAAAAGCTGAAGCTGAAACGTCGTTGTTGGTATAGACAACGCGAGAAGCAGCAGCGATATCAATATAAGTAGATGCGCCTGGTGTACCTGTATTGTTAATAGCATTTCTAACAATGAGAATCGTAGCTGCAACGTTCGCTCCGAGTGAAATGTCACCGGCTGCCGCTGCTGTACCTAAAGCTCTAAATGTCCATGTGGCACCTTCAAGAGTAAATGTGTCACCTGCTGTTGGCTGAACAGCGATTGTCAGAGGAACAGAAGAAGGAAGGTTATTTGAAACGTAAACTTTGAAGTTGTTAGCGCGGCCAGCGTACGGTGAAAAACCGTCTTCAAGTTTCTTGTCAGCCTGTTGGAACCCTCCATTAATAAAGGTCTGAGTCAGAAGTCCGAGACGGGTAGCGTCCATTACAACGCAAAGTTCGCGGTCTGTAGCGTTTTGATAGAAGAGCTGAGCGTAAGCATCAGTAAAGATTGAGAACAGAGTCGAAGAACTGACAGCGCCTTTTGTAAGCTGCGTGAACCCGAGAGTGACACAGTTATCCAAAACCTGTTTATCAATTTCGTTTGAGAGACGGAAAGCAGCTTGCTGAGCCATTGTACTGACGTACTTGGAAGTGGCTTGCTTTTCCTGGACCGGATCAACGACGAATGAAACGATTTTTGATTGGTCAACAGTGAGCAAGGAATTTGCAGCTGTCAGGTTTTGAGGCGTGACGTCTGTTCCTTGTGCGTAGTCACTAACCGTCAGGTCGTTAACACTTGGGAAGTTGACGGTTTGGCCTGAGCTTAGGAGGGCTTCCTCTTTGGTGTTACAGATTTCGCGGGCAACCAACATGTTATTCAGAAAGAACTGAATAGTTGACTGCCACCACTCCGCGTTAAGATTCGTTAGGGTATTAGCCATTTTAAGAGAAGATAAGAGATAAAAGAGCTTATCTTTCTTAACCTAGCCACACTGTTTAGTTCGGAGAGCGGATATGTTTCATCAGGATTGCCATTTTCTTCTTTGGATCAATGACTTTCTTGTGAAACTCTGGATCGTCCGGTCGAGGTTCAACATCTTCAGTGCGTTGATTGCCTTGTGCAGGTAACGCCATACGTTGGCGTAAAATTAAACGTTCCTGCTCTTCAGGGTCCAATGATATTCCGGCTGCTTCCATCGCAATTTCGAGCGCCTCATCCTTTGGTAGTGAACCTACAAGCTTATTGAACCTATCTTGTAACTTCGTTTGCTGTTCGCCTTTGAGCTTCATAGATTTGAGACTGGCCTTTAATCCTTCAAAGCGCTTTTGCGCTTCTTTTTTCGCCATTCTTTCATCAATGAGCTTGTCAATCTCTGGTTCCTTTTCCAGAGCTTTGAACTTAGCTTCGATGGCAGCACGTAACCATTCTTGTGCTGCTGGTAAATCCTTTAACGCATCTGGGCCTTTAGCTACCCAAGCATCTACCTGTTTTTGACGCTGTACTTCTGCTGAACTCTCAGCGGGTTTTTTCTCCTTTTCAGGAGTCTGTAGCGGTTCATCATCTTCGAGTAAGGAAGTATCCTTCTCGTTCGACGTTCCAGCGTCTGCGCTGGTGTCAGACTGGTCACTGCCTTCAAAAAGGTCAGTATCAGCCTGCTGGTCATTGTCAGACATACAATTAAGTTAAAAAAGATCAATTGGTACTAAGTACCAACAGCTGCCTGTTGTTCAGACAATTGTTGAATCTCAGCCAATCTTTCCGCATGTTTGCGGTCCCGTTCTTTTACACATTTTTCAAGGAATACTGGTAACTCTGTGAGTCCGAGGCGATAAAGAGCCAAATCATCTTTATCAAACTCGTTTTCTGCTTCCCATTTATGCAGCGCTGCGGCTATAAACGTCAGAATGTCATGCTCATGTCTCTCATAGAACCCTGCAAACTCCTGGACTTTTCCATTGAGTCCAAGCACCTTTTCGCATTCATCCTCTTTCTTTTTACCTCTACAGTTTTCTAGACTTTTCCGTAAATACTTTAGAAATTCGTGCATAGCAAAAACCGGCTTATTATTAAGCCTTAGGGTTTAAAACTGAATTGTGGCGATTGATGAACATGCAGCGAAAAGGTTAGTAATCGCGGCATGGTTGCTCGTCAATCTGTCAATATATTAGGCTATACCAAGTTGCACTTCAAGAGAATTTGATACTTTCCTTAATCTCTTCAGCATAAATTGGCATAGCCTCTTTAAACTCAATCGTCATTGTAACAAACGGATGGTTTTTTATGTACTCTATAAGCCCGGCCCAAGCTTTAGTGTTTCGATCTTCTGGTGTCATAAAGTAGAAAATTAAAAAGATTTATCCAGCCATAGCCTGTTCACCCGCAAGTTTCGGTAACGAGCCAAGTCCACCAGCTGCACCTGACGGCGCACTATCTGGACCTTCAGTCGGAACAGGTTGCGGCGCAGGTGGCATAAAATCCTCTAATGAAAGATCCAAGCTACTAGCTTTAGCAAGTGACTGTAACAGTTTAGCTTGAGCTTTTGACCCCGGCTGCGTTAACGGTAACATATCTTTTATCCGGGCCTGTTCAAGAAGTCCCGACGGTTGCGCTCCTGTTCGAGCGTTAATATCTGAGAAATAATGAAATTTCTTGAGTTCGTCACGGACCGCGCCAAGTGTTATCTGGTCCGCTGGTATCTGCATAGGTTGACCTGTACTTTCATCAACCGTTTCATAGGTCCCAACCAAATTTAACGGTGTCTTATCTTTTGACGATACAAGTTTAACGATCATGTCCATAACCGAATCAACCGCGAACTGTGTTTCAGAAGCGTTGTATTCCATCATTTGCTGCGTGAAATTATTCTGATTAGATTCTTGAGCAACGATCTGATGAGCTGATACACCTTTACCATAATCAACATCATCTAAGTTAATACCCATTCTCGCAACTTCACGAGTAATGTTACTCAACATGAGTTCAAGCTCGTTAACAAGGCTCTGAGTTGTCAACGCTTCCATTGAAACCCTAGACGCATTCGGATTAGCCGGGTCAAATTCCATTGGGATAATAGGACGTTTACCAGCAGCACGCATTTCACCAGCAGCACGCATAGAGTTGAAGAGTGTGGCTGTTTGACCTTTGGGTACACCAATAAGCGTAAACGGATCAGCGTTGTCAGCAGCATGGTTATATCCCATATTCATGAGCTGAGAGCTCAACATTGCTACATCAAAGAACATGTCACCGAGTCCGTGGTTGTACAGACCTTCAGAAGAAGGCATACACATGTACTGAAGGATAGGTATGTACGGATCTTTGTTATCGCCTGTGGTGAATGGGTACTTATCGCCTTTGAGCTCTTCAAGAATCGCGCAGGTTGGTCCAGCAAAGCAAACGTAGCCCATGTTATCAAGATCATAGTAATGGCAAATTTCGATGATGTCATATTCTTTATTTGTCTGAATAAAGGTCCGCTCCAGTTCTTTATAAAATCCCGTATCTCGTGGAACTCTGCCAGGCGCAGCAATCCTCTTTAGCTTTGGGTACCGCTCAATAGCCGTTGACCAAGCCATAGAAAAGATGATGGCACATTTACGAACAGAGCGACCAAGTCCACCTGCCCGCATAG